ACTTCAGTAAAACCTCCTGCTTCACCAAACTTTTTTTCAAAGGAATAAGGTGACGCACTCTTAATATCCCATATTTTCTCATCGATCTCAACATCTTGTCTACCCTCAATTGAGTCTCCATTAAACTTGTATGTAACTTTTTTCTGCTCATTTTTAACATCTACTCCTGCTGATTTCATTACAAATATAGCTAGTGCTTCAATCAAATCTCCAAAAGTATTTCTCATTTTATTATTGTAAGGTTGGCCTTCACCTTTAATACCTTTAGCTTCCATCTGCAATTGACACAATGGTCTACCTACATTTGACATTCTTAATTCAAACTTAGAATTTCTCTCTTCTTGAAACTGTTTTAGTAAGGCGTTTTTACACGCCTCACCAAACTCCTCAACAAGTTTCTCATCTAGCTTAGATGGTTTTTTAGATACTGAATCTAAGTATTGTTGTACTTTTAAAAGTATAGTATTCATTACGAAGCTAATACTTTTTCTGGTGCATCATCAATATCCTCAACAATCTCTGCATCTATCTTATCTGATACATTAGATTGTTTTGACTTAGCACTGTTGTACAAATCTATTACTTCAGCATTTTCAATATCAATAGACTCTTGAAAGACTTTTAATGTTTCCATATCGTCTTCAGATAATTGTAAATTAGAATCTGCATTTACACCTATCTCTGGTACATAGAATACATTACCACCTTTCTTTTGTCTTTTAGTATCAAGAGAAAAAGTACAATTAAACATTAGCTTCTTTCTTTTTTTCAATTGATCTAAGGCAGATGTTACAGGAGTAAAAGCTGTTCCAGTAACTCTATATAACACTGGTAGATTTTCTACGGCATGCGGCTCACCTTGTGCAGTTTTACCATCTTTAAAAGATAATAAACCATACACTAACTTATAACATCTAATAGTTCTTTGATGTTCTAATTGTTCTGGAGTAAGATTAGATCTTTCCTTGTAAGGTATCTTACCACATTTAGTTCCACCTAGTATATCTAGAGCTTCCTCTTTCCAACTTTTAAATATAATAGATCTATTTATGTACTCACCTTTCTCTGCATCGTAATGCATATATTGCATTGCACTGATAAAAGGTCTCAACGTTGCAGGTTTGGCATAAACATTTTGCCCTACACTTGCATCGAAGGTATAGAAGTGACCAACTGGTAATTGATTACCATCGTCATCTTCTGGTGTACGATTGATCGCTAGTCTAGGTATGTTACTACCTGTACTAGACCCATCGTCTTGTCCTATAACTTGCATTATCTGCTCATCGGACATTGTATTTATGTTTGTTAATTTATTGTCAGACATTTGTCCTCCTTTATTGTTGATTTGTTATACCACATTTTTTATAATTTGTCAAGTGTTATTTTGTTATATTGTATAATATATTTATTATAACAAATGACACATAAAAACATGACATAATAAATAAAGTGTCCTCTAACATATTGTAGTTTCTCCATCTATTATTTTTACTTCTAGCCCATCAGCATTTGCAAAGTAATCCCACTCTGATAAAAACTCATGGTCTTTGTTTATGTACAATGTAGTTGGTTCTATTACACACTGATCTTTTAATGCAGTATATTCTAGATAAGCTGAGTACTCTTCATCAGAATATTCATCCATTGTCTCAAGTGCTTCTATTTCTTTGGTCATGAAACCTCCTTCATATTTAACCAATCATATCCTATTTTAAGTTCTGTGTCAAGTGGAACATTAAAATCAATATTGTAATACTGTTTAAGTGCAGGTATTACATCTGCTGTGCCCTGTTTAAATATTTTACTCATCACATCTTCTTCACCAGGATAAATATCAGCCACAATAGAATCATGAACTGTATTTACAAGTAAACTTTTTACTCCTTTTTCTTTCATTAGTTTATATATATTTATACAAGCTAAAGGTACAATGTCAGCTGTTGCAAAACCTTGTACAGGATAATTTTTTATTTGTGTTCCATATGTAGATCCACCCCAAGGTGTTCTTTCTGCATAAGGAAAAGCATACTCTCTACCAGTTGGTAATTTGATTTGTTTAAATCTTATTGCTTCACTTTGTAGTTTTTCATGCCAAGTTTTTATATCTTTATACTTTTCTAAAAATTTAGTGTAGTATCTTTTTTCATCTTCTGTACCAGTTACACCACCATATAAAGGTTTAAATGTATGTGCCTTCGCATCTTGCCTTGATACACCTATGATGTCAGCAGTGTATTGGTGTACATCTATTTTATTTTTTATATCTTCCATACCTTGTGAATCTTGTGCAAGATAAACTGCAGTTCTAAATTCTAATTGTGCAAAGTCTATCTCAAGTATACTGCCTTTGTCAAATCTAGATGTAACGACTTTTCTAATGGGAAATGTTTTACCTCTAGGTTGATTTTGAAAGTTAGGATCACGACTAGATAATCTACCAGTTGCAGTAACTGCTTGCATAAACTTAGGATGCAAGAAACCTTTTTCATTTGTAAAACTTTTTAATCCTTCTACAAATGTATTTAGATATGTATCAACTGCATTGTGCCTTACAACTGAGTCAATAAATTCTTTGAACTCACCTTCTGCTTCAGCTGCAATTTTATTCAATGTAATCTTGTCTGTTCTAAAACCAGACTCTGAAACATCATATACACTTCTAGGTCTTTGTCTAAATCCTGCAACCTTTGCCATTGGTGTATAGATATATCCATCACCGTCACAATCAGAACACTTGGTATAGTTTTTAAATGGACTTCCATCTTTTTTTATTTTTTTAATTACACCTTTACCATGACAACCTATGCATTGTTCAGCTACAGTTCTATGTATCACTTCTGTATTATCTGCAACTAGATTTCTAAACTGTTGTCTTGAATAATTTGGTCTTCTTTTATTTTTGCCTGTATTTTTATCAACACCAACATTAAATATCTTTGCCCAATTTTTTTTATCTTTTGGTTTCATAGAATATATTAACCAGGATAATTGTTCTGGACTAGATAAATTAATTTTAGTATCGCCCATTTGTTCATACACAATCTTATCTATCTTTTGTTTTAGATATGCAAACTCTGCTCTAAATTCTTTTTCAACATTATTTAAATCTTCTAAATTAATATTGATACCATTTCTTTCCATTTCAGATAGCACAATTAAAAACTCATTCATCATCTTTGCTGTCATCAATAGACCTTTGTTTTTTGTTAATTTAAAGTCAGCCATTTGAGAATCAAATAATCTTCTAGTTATCTGCACATCAATCTTACCATACTCCTCTACAATATCTGCAGGTATGTTTTCAAATGACACACCTCTGTCCATCCATTCTTTGATAGCACTATCTTTAGATCCTATCTTTCTTCTACGACAAGACATCTCTAATGTTAGACTTTTTCTGATACCTCTATTAAGTATATACTCCCCCAACATAGTATCATATACTCTACCACTATATTTAAATCCAGACTCAAGTAACCACATCAAATCAAATTTTATATTGTGTCCTACTAGTAGTGTAGTTTTATCTAGTGTTTCTTGTATCTTGTGAAAGCAACCTTCATCAATTCTTTCACTATGATTTGTAAAGTAATACTCATCACCCCAATAAGAATTTAATCCTACAGTTACCAGTATATTATCTGGATGAAATGGTGATGGATCAAATCCATTGTGTTTATTTTTTTGATATGTTGTTTCTACATCAATTACTGTAATCATACATCGTACCTACTTATCTCTCTATAAATTTTAGCATCAATAATACCATGATACCCATTTATTTTATTTTTAGTAATACATAAAGATCTATCCATGTTTTCTTGTCCATCCATTTCAGCTCTCTTACCTACACCGATAATCAAATCAGCCTCAGCTGCTTTACCTGTTCTGGAGTTTTCCATCATGTTAAAATCCATATGCCTTTTATTATGTGCGTCATTAGATGCCTGTGATATTGCAATGATAGCACAGTTTCTACGTTTAGCAATCTCTCTAGCACTTGTGTATATTGCTCTAAGTTTTTCATCTGACCTTGCATATGTACCAGATATATTTACTTTGTCAAGTTGATCAATAACAATTATATCTGGTTTATGCTTTTCACAGTGCGAATCTATATCGTCCAT